ATGAAATCATCGAAAGATAATACAAAATCATCACTCACTCATCTAGAACAGAAATCTGCAACCGCTAGGCGCAGAGTACAAAAACATTTCTACAAACCATCAATGACAAAACAAGCTCATAAAGATGAATGTGATGTAAATAAAATCCTAGCAAAATATCGCAAGACTGGGGTACTTGCACATCTAAAAAATAATCCAGGACACTACGACTACGCACCCGACACAGACTTCCAGGGTGCACTTGAATTAGTGAACAAAGCGAACGAACAATTCAATAAGTTACCAGGATCCATCAGGCAGACATTTGCTAACAACCCTGCTCACTTTGTCGAGTTCGTATCGAACCCAAACAATGAAGCAGAAATGATCGAAATGGGGTTAATCCCCAAGAAAGCACTCCGAAGGGAGGGCGACGATCAGACCACTACTAAAACGGACGACAGCCCCGTTTTTCAGGAGCCTACGGACGACTAAAACAAAATCCCACCAATTACTCCCTTGATGTAATTGGTGGGACTGACAGGATTATCCTGGCAGAACCTATAAAACACGTTACACTTAACTTTAACTTTCACCAATAAGGGAAATAAAACATCATGAGAAAACACAAAATGAACCGCAGAAAATCCAAAAAATTATTTTCAAGAACAGCTTCAAAAACTCATAAATTAAATACAAGAAATCCAACCAGGGGAGGCATCAGATTATGATCCCCCTGGGTATGATTATATTCATATATCTTGTAATCTACTTCACGCTATGGCACTGAAAAAAAATGCCATGCTATCACCCAATAACAGGATGGAAATCCATCCACAAAAACAAATCAGGTAAACGATCAATTGTATTCAATATCAAATACGGATTTTCAGATATGGAAATCAAAGTACCTTGCGGACGATGTATCGGATGCAAACTTGAATACTCTCGTCAATGGGCATTGCGCGCAATCTCGGAAAAACAATTCCATGAGGAAAGCGAATGCCACTTCTTAACTCTAACTTACGACGAGGAACATCTACCTGCAAACCTATCACTAAATATAAAAGACCATCAGGACTTCATGAAACGACTCCGTTATTTCTACCCAGGCAAACAAATAAAATATATACACTCGGGAGAATACGGAGAAGAAAATCAAAGACCACATTACCACTCCATATTATATGGAATAGAATTCCCTGACTTAAAATTCTATAAATACAACTATCGAGGAGACATAATATCAACATCAAAAATACTAGACAAAATCTGGCAGAACGGATCCGTCAAAGTCGGATCAGTTACATTCGACTCGTGCGCATATGTCGCGCGATACGTCTGCAAAAAAATTACAGGAGAAAAACTCCAAGAACCAGACAAACTCACTGGGCTAAAACCATACGAACTAATCGACAAGATAACTGGCGAGATAATTATACGGATGTCGGAATATATGACTTGTTCCCGAAATCCGGCAATCGCCAAAAACTACTATGATAAATACAAAGATGAAATCTTTGTTACTGACAGTATCTCTGTCAATGGGATGCTCATGCAACCACCTAAATATTTCACTTCCAATCTCGAAAGAGATAATCCCAAAAAACATAAATCCATTAAGCGTAAAAGGAAACGCAATCAAGAAATCAATAAAGCTAATGCAACAACACCCAGGTTACTTACAAGAGAAACCTGCAAACTAAATCAAATAAAATCTCTAAGGAGACAAAAATGAAATATCAAATCTACACAATCTTCGACAACGTCGCAAAACTATATCATCCACCTATGTTCTTAATGAACGACGCCGTCGCAATAAGAAACATAACAACATTAAAAAACGATCCATCAACATCACTCGGTCAAAATCCTAACGACTTCAACATGTATCACATCGGGGAATATGACGACCTTATGGGAGAAATATCCGTATCAACAAAAACACAAATAAATTCAAACGTACAACTTAAAGAGGTATCAGAAAAATGAAATCAGTAATGAAACATCAATTCAACGAAGTACCAAAAGCAAACATACCGCGCTCATCATTTGATAGATCCTCTGGCTATAAAACAACATTCAATTCAGGTGACGTAATACCATTCTTTGTCGACGAAGCTCTACCAGGCGATACGTTCACCCTTACACCTCATATCTTTGCCAGGCTAAATAATCCAATACATCCTTTCATGGATAACCTGCGAATGGATATTCAATTCATCGCAGTTCCAAACAGACTAGTTTGGGATAACTGGGAACGCTTCAACGGAGCGCAAACAAATCCAAACGACACTACCGACTTCTTAATCCCTACCGTCGCGCTAACTGGCGCGGAAAATATAAACGGATCAATATACGATTATGTCGGACTACCAACTGACGTCGCAATAAATCCATCAGCACTTTTCTTCCGCGCGATAAATCTAAGCTATAACACTTGGTTCAGAGATGAAAATCTCATCGACTCGCTACCCGTTCCAATGGGAGACGGAGCTGACGATCCAACAAACTATAAAATATTCAAACGAGGAAAAAGAAAAGACTACTTCACCGGGGCATTACCCTGGCCGCAAAAAGGCGAAGCCGTCGATCTTCCTCTGGGCGACTCTGCTCCGATTACAGGAATCGGACCCGACGCCCAATCATATCCACAAGTCGGCCTATCAGCTTATGAGACTGATGCCACCGGAACACGCGTATATGCTAACGCTCTCAACTTTGCAGCAAACGCAACACTATGCGAGGAAGACCCGGACAACCTGGGCTTTCCTAACATCAGAGCCGATCTCTCTCAGGCTACAGCTGCAACAATAAACTCACTACGTACCGCATTTCAAATTCAAAAATTACTAGAACGTGACGCCAGGGGCGGCACCAGGTACACCGAAATTCTCAAGGCACATTTCAATGTCACGTCACCCGACTTCAGATTACAAAGACCTGAAGTATTATCCACCGGAACAATTAACGTGAACATAAATCCACTTCACTCAACCGTACCATCAGGACTTGACCCACTAGAACCACTCGGAACATTATCCGCGACAGTAACCGTCGGCGGATCAAAAGGCGGATTTTCAAAATCATTTGTTGAACACACAATTATAATCGGTTTCTTATCTGTAAGAGCCGATCTCACATATCAACAATGCATGAACCGCATGTGGTCAAGACAAACAAGATACGATTTCTACTGGCCAGCACTTTCGCACCTGGGCGAAATGCCAATACTTAATAAAGAAATCAATACCACCGGCCTAGCCGGAGACGACGACGTTTTCGCTTATCAAGAAAAAGACGCCGACTACAGATATAAACCATCACTAATCACCGGACAATTCCGGTCAAACTTTGCAACGTCACTCGACAGCTGGCACCTTAGCCAGGACTTTGCAACAACTCCTGTATTCAACCAGGAATTCATCGAAGAAGATCCACCTATCGAACGCATCGTAGCGGTAACCGATAGACCACAATTCATATTGGACTCATACATCAAATTAAGATGTGCTCGTCCAATGCCACTTTACGCAGTACCTGGCCTTATCGATCACTTCTGATGAAACAATTAAAACTAAAAACAAAACAACTCGGGTTCCTCGGATTGGCGGAAGTCATATCCGGGGCGTTCGGACTAGCCGGCGGCGCATTAGCAAACAAAGGAGCAAGCGATCGCTCCGATGACGCTGCCGCTTTCAATCAAGCAACCGCACGCGAACAAATGGAGTTCCAAGAACGAATGAGTTCAACCGCACACCAACGGGAAATAAAAGACCTGGAAGCAGCAGGTCTTAACCCACTACTCTCCGCAAAATATGGCGGAGCATCTACACCAACCGGCGCAGCCGGTTCAAAAACCGCAGCACCAGTGAAAGATATAATTTCACCTGCAATCTCTACAGCACTAAATGTAGCCCAAGCAAAAGCAACTGTTAATAACACAACTGCACAAACTAGGAACCTAGAAATAGACTCCAGGCAAAAAGAACAAGACATACGCCTGGGCGAAAGAAACATCGAGGGAAAAGCACTGACCAACCAGGAAATAAAAACACGACTCCTATACATACAACCAGAAGAAATAACGCAAGCAAAGCAAAAAACGATAAACCAAAAACTGGAACATGCAATAAAAGGAGTCCAATTCGAATCTCAAAAGGAAGAACTATTACATCTAAAAACTCGATTAACTGAAGCAAAATCAAAAGAGGCATATTGGAAAATACTCGGCGCGAATGCGCACCTCTTAACAACCGCCGTAAAGGGCGTAGCCCTGGGCGCAACAATACTCGGCGTACTTAAATCAATATCCCCCGCCGGTATACTAAAAAAAGGAGGTGACAAACTACTAAAAAATAATCGCAAAGGCGACTTTGGAAAATCACATCGGAGAAAATCCGATAACACCTCAACTAAAAAATCACGGCGAAAAAACTTCGCCAAGAAAAATTTCGACATCATGACCGGAGAAATAAAATGAAATCATCGAAAGATAATACAAAATCATCACTCACTCATCTAGAACAGAAATCTGCAACCGCTAGGCGCAGAGTACAAAAACAT